TGCTGCAATTGCGGTGCCATCGGGTTGTTTTGTAACAACGCAATAATTTTAGGGTCTTGCATTGCAGACATATGAACTGTGATATGCGCCTGATGGTCTTGGTACATAAACGCCTTCACAGGTTTCATCATTAACACGTTTTGGTTTTCACTAACTGGGTCCATCGGCTTTTGATCCTCATCCATTGGGATCAACTTATTAGCTTCTTTTATACCTAACACATCCAACATTTGGCGGTGTAACAACGGCATGTTGTATATCTGAGGAGATTGTGTTGCTAACTGTAAAACGGCCTTATACTGGACGATTTTTTGCGCCATTGTCGAAGCATTAGGATCGCTGACAGGTATAACGTCAACATCATCGTAATCAGATTTTTTAGCCTTGCGACTACCTTCTGTTGGTTCATAGTCATAGTCTTCAGGTGTATAGTCTGCAATGATTTTTTTAAGTAGCCCCAACTCTTGTTTCATCGAATAGTGAACCCGCGCCTGAATAGCACTCATCACTTTTAATGTTCTTTCAAGAATTGCCAGTGTTGTACCTACTGGAGCTTGTGAACTCATGTCACTAATTTGAAGATCAGCCGTGTTTGCAAACCTACGACCTTCTTCGACAATCTGGTTCATCAGCGCAAGCAATGTTTGGCTTGGCTCTTTATATGGCAGCGGTAAGATATTATCGCGCATAGTGCCACTAGGTACATCTACATCACGGAACTCACCCGGTGCAATGGGTGTGTCATCGCCTTTAATACGCATACCACGGGCTTTAAAACCGCCGGGTAAATTACTTAATGTTCCAGCATCAACTAATTGGCGAATGAGCGATGTACCAGATTTAGCAAAAGCCCCAACCAAATGAATAAGACCAAAATAATAAAACCCAAAACCCGGAACATAACAGTAGTGGACCAAGTGTTGTCTTTTTGAATAGGTTTCATCATCAGGCTCCCAGTTACGACGGATAGCTAATACAGTGTTGCTGCCCTTTTCTAAAGTGACAATATAAGGCAGTGCAATACCTGTCTCTTCGCCGTCTTCATCTTTATGCTCATACCCTGCTAGGTCTAAGTTAACCTGCATCTCAAGCAGTTTATACCTTGCATCTGAAGTTGCTCGAAACCCTAACTTCTCAGCGATTTTCTTCTCAACTTCATCAAGCGTATTGTTTGGTTCACCCAAATCCACATCGCAATAAAACCCCGCTACCTGCAGCTTACGCATCTCGTTTTCAGTCTTACGCATCACGTGCGTAACACGCTCAGCGGTTTGAATGTTTGACGCGCCGTAGGGAACCACAATATCTTCTGCTGGTACAAAGATACTGACCTGACGCTCCATGCTTGGATCGTAGTAGACTTTTTTGAACGCATTACCCGATAGACCTAAGCCCCACAACATGCGCTCATGCTCAGGGCGATACTCAGTCATTATGTCCATTAACTGATAATTCATGTCATCTTGAACACGAACTGCTGCATCTTTTTTATCTGGTGTTTCTTTGCCTATAATCTGGGTTTTAACCGGTCCCATTGCAGGAAACGTAGCCATCATTGTCTCGGCTTGGAACTTCACCAACGCCTCAGTCATCAGCGGATGATATACACCACATGCACCGGGCCAAGGCTCCATGCGTTCTTCAATTTTTAACCCAAGCAATTCAAGACCGTCAACGTAAGTCTGCATCCAGTCTTTGCGACTTGCTACGTCATCTTCATAGTCGCTCACTAACTCGTTAGCAATAGTCTCAAGCTCACCTTCATCCATATCTTCAGCTAAGTTTTTGCTAAAATCTTCTTCAGCTTCTTCTGCTGTGAACTCAAGTATTGGCTCGCCATCTAGACCAATCTTTACAGACTCTGGGTTCTCAATTTCAATCTCAAGTTCAGGTTGATCTTGGTTCATCTGGTCTAATGCTTCTAGACCTTGGGGGGCTGCATATAGTGCTTTATCCATAGCCATATTAAATCCTTAGTAGTACTCAACCTTTCGGCGGTATTTAAATACTGTGTCATCTTCTGGCTCGTCACTCGGTAATCGAATGAAGCCACCCTGTCTAAACCTCATTAGTGCTAATGTTGTAGAGTCTACCAAGTCGTCGTTAGCTCCGCTTGGGAAATCATTGCATTCTTCTATTACTTCTTTAGCCCATCTACGGTCAGGACACCACACAATCCCAGACGCAAATAGGTCCGAAACAGCATTAACTCGGCTAATTTTATCTTGCCCCTTACCCGGCGTGTAGTCTTTTACAGGTATTCCCATGCGATATAGCTCTTGATAGAGTGCTGCACCGTTGGATTTCTTCTCAACAACGAACGAATCAGGCTCCCATTCTTTATATTCTTCAATACAAAGCTTCTTTAATTCAGGAAATTCCATACGTTTTTTGATAGAATTAAGCAAAATAATGTTGAAATTCTTAGTTTCTTCGTTAAAAAAGACGCCCCAAGTGGTCAAAGCGTTGTAGTCAGCTCTATTATTAGTTTCTTGGGCAGCATCTAGTGCCATAATTGTAAATTCGCAGTCTGGTGGGTCTTCTTTATCCCAAATCTTCCACCATTCCCTCTTAATTAGCGCCCCTTCCTCAGAAGTAGGCTGCTGCATGTATTGCGCGTTCCAATATCTAATATCAATAGCAGCTTTCTTAGATAAAAGTTCGTTTACATCCCAAAACTCAGGCCAAAGTGCCGTGCCATCGTCTTTAATTGCAGGAAATTCAACCACTTCCCAAGGATCAACGTCCTCATTGCGCTCCATCTGCGTGACAATCTGTCCAGTCAGGTCAAGTTTTGACCATCGCGTCATCACAACAATAATTGCGCCGCCCGGCATAAGGCGCTGGAGAGGACCAGACTGGAACCACTCCCAAGCAGGAAGAAACACGTCCGGTCTTCCAGTCTTTGCTTCTTGTTCAGAGTGAGGATCATCAATAATAAAAAGATCAGCGCCCCTACCAGCCAAAGCACCCCCGACACCAATTGCAAAATATTCGCCATTGAAGTTTGTACCCCATCGTGAGGCTGATTTTGAGTCAGCTTGTAGCTCTACCTGCGGGAAAATATCTTTATAAGGCTCTGAACCCACGAGGTTACGCACTCTACGACCGAAATTGACAGCAAGATCCGCCGTATGTGAAGACATAATAATTTTCTTTTGAGGGTATTTTCCCAAGAACCAAGCTGGAGCGAGGTATGAGATAAGTTCAGACTTGCCATGCCGTGGAGCAATGTTAACAATAACGCGCTTCTTCTTTCCGTTAGCAATATCTTCAAAGATTTGAGCCAATTTAAGATGATGTGGTCCAACTTTGTACCCCGGATAGACGTGTTTGACGAAATCTAAGAACGAAACTTTTCCTAATTCTTGAGTTAATTGGTGTTGGTATTGTTTTAGTAGCTCTGCAGTACGCCGTTTCTGCTTATCTGGCATGGTAGGAAGAGCTTCTCTAAGTTTAAAGAGGTCTTCTGGTGACAATTTAGTGGGTGAACTCATTCTTGACGAGCGCCAAATACAACTTCTCGGGCTTCTACGTCAATTACTTGGCTTTCTATACTAGATAAAGTCTCTAATAACTCTTTTTCTACCTCTTCAATGGGCTGCACTTTTACAGTCATCTCTGTGCGCTTCTTAAACGCATCCACACCATCAATTTCACCCAACTTAGAGAGGGCTGCAACACGGATTTTTGGGTCTCTTGCATTCTCAACCTCTGTGATGAGCTTATTAACCACGTACATCTTTAGGTCTGCAAGGTCATCAACTACAGAGATGTTCATCTGCGACACCATTCCAGCAAGGAAGGCAAGCGTCTCGTTGGGGTACTTGGCAAATTCAGGGCGATGTCTGGGGTTCTCAATCATCTCTCGGGCAAGTGATGTTGCTTGTTCAGCGTTATCTTTAGAGGGGGAAAGTGCTTGGCCTGTTAAGTCCGATAAGAACTTAATGACGTTGGCTCGCATATTTAATTCATCAACCGGAGATAGGTCTGGCAGCGCATTAGCAGCACTTTGTGGAAGAGGAATGTTCTCTTCGATCTCGGGGATAAATGTATTCATGTCTGCTCGTTGAGTTGCAGTTGAGTGAATATAGTCTTAATTTAAAAATATGTAAAGAGGTAAAGGGATATAA